CCCGGACTTCATCGAGCGGATCAAGCACTCGCAGCTTGGCATTGCCAACGATGATCTCATCTCACAGGTTCTTGGCATCCCACAGTTCCGTCGGGCCGGTGCTGGTGTTGTTACCAGCGTCTACGGCCAGGCTGAGACGTTCGGGTACCTCTGGGCAGACGACATGGTTCTCGCCTACGTCCCGCCACGTCCTGGTCGTAAGGTTCCGGCCTACGGCTACGAGTTCGTGTGGGGTTACTCGCGTGCTGGTGGTTCTGTGATGGCCACTGAGCGTTGGCGCGAGGAAAGGCGAGCCTCGGACGTTGTCCGGGTGCGTCGTCGCTACGACATCAAGCTCATTGTCGTCGATGGCACTGGTGACTCGAACGGCGCAGGATATCTGCTCAAGGACCTCTTGACATAAGGGGGATGATCCTATGGCAGCTCCTGTTATCTTCGGGCACCGAAAGTTCCAATTCTATCAGACCAACGTGACCGACGAGGCGAATACGGATGCCGGAGCGACTTGGGGAGCGCCTGAGTCGACTCTGGCCAACAGCCTGAAGGGTAAGATCAACTCGATCTTAGCCGCCCTTCGGTCTGCCAGTATCATCTCTACGACTACTTCCAACAAGACTGGATCTGTTTGGGGTGCTAAGGCTGGGAGATTTCTCCAAGCCAACACCGTAAACGTGGCAACTGCCGACTCAGACGCTGTATACGATGCAGCTGAAGCGACTCTTATCAACGAGATGAAGACCAAGGTGAACGCGGTCATTGCTGCTATGAATGCAGCAGGGTTCGGTGGAGCTAACCGACACGTGTATCTTGGGCTCCTCAAGCCTCGTGAGCAGACCACTTACAGCTTCCAGACCTCTCCGATCACTATCGCAGATGCAGACGGTACCTATACTTCAGGGGGCGCTGGTGAACAGGGTCTCGTGAATGACATCAAGACAAAGACCAATGCCATCCTGGCAGCTCTTAGGGCTGCTAAGGTCCTATCCTGAGAGGGGAGCTGATGAAGGCAGCGATGGTCATTCTCCTTGCAGGTGGCAAGTCGCTCCAGCCTGGGGAAGAGATTCCCGAGGGTGAATTCGACGGTGCACAGATTGCCGCCTTCAAGGAGGCAGGTGCGATCGAAGGTGAGGGTCCGAACGCTGAAGAGGCTGGAGCCGGAGAAGGTCCGGTTCCTGCTTCGGAAGACGCAGAGACCCAAGCCAAGGAACGAGCAGCACCTCAGCCAGCTGGTCCTGAGCCTCCGAAGGCAGGACCTCCGAAGACAGCTGGGGGTGAGAACAAGTAATGACTCTTGCGCTCTACTCCGATGCCAATAGCTGGCTCGACGGGACAAAGATCCGCTTCGAGAACGAGGACGATGCGGAGCCGGAGCGCTCTGAGGCTGAAACTATCACTAAGGGAGCCCTAGTCGATCTGTACGAAGACCACATCAATCTCTGGACGACTACGACCCCACTTGTGCCGCCTGCGGAGACAGTGCCTGACCTTGTTAGGACGATCGTTAGTCTCTTGATGGCAGCGTACAGGTACCAGCGAAGGTACTCGGAGGAAACTATGTCTCCGAGTACCTTCGCCCAGGGCCTGGAAGAGCGGGCGATGGACCTTATCAGGGCTCTGCGTACCAACAACGCGAGCCTTACTGACCCGGATACTGGTGATGATATTGTCAGCGGGATCGCCATTGACTCTGGCAACTTCTGGCCTAATGACAAGACCGTCGTTGAGACTGGCTCTCTGCTTGTAGGCGTAGAAGAAGGCGACCCTCTTAGATTCTTCAACATGGACGAGGTGTTCTAGTGCCTGTTAGGCTTGGCTTCGAAGTCGTCTGGATCCCTCAGCCGGCAATCGTTGCCCAGGCCTTCTTCTCTGCTGCAGAGAGGGCTCGTCATCTCGAGGAGCCGATGCGAGAAGCAACCGAGATCGCAGCGACCGAGATCGATCTGAACTTTGAAGTAGAAGGTCGTCCAAGTCACTGGGCTCCACTGGCACCGGGTACAATTCGAACTCGTGTCATGGGTGACATCGGGGGTGTAGGAGGCACAGAGAGCTTCCGGGAAGGTACTTCAGAGTTCCAGGAACGCATCTTCTCTGGGTTCTCTAGCGCCGTGAAGATTCTACAGCGAACAGGCGAACTTCGAAAGGGAGCTGTCGATCCTAACAGTTGGGCTATTGGTGGCGGTGGCCAAGATACTGTCGCTGTGCTGCAAGACCCTACAGGTTACGGAGGCTACCACGTCGAAGGAACCTCTAAGATGCCTCAGCGCGACTACACCTACATTTCCGATGCAGCTCAGGATGAGATGGGGGAGTTGTTCCTTGATTTCATCAGCGGCCCGGAGTGGTCCTAGTGCAGATAGGGGACCTCGAATGGCGAGCACCTGTGATCACTCAACGTATCGTCGACATCCTAACCGAGGCGGCAGACGAGCTGACACTCAAAGGTGTCTTCTACGGCTTCCAGCAGTTGATCCCCGAGTTCCCGGCAATCTCAGTAGAGTCAGGTCGCAAGGCTCGGGGTGGGAATACGACACACCGGTTCGAGATCCAATTCTCGGTCCTGATGATGCTAGAGCACGGCAAGATTCAGTCGACCGAGATCACCAAGAGGGAGTCCGAAGAGTTGTCCGAGCTGGTAGAAGCGAAGCTTCACGAGGACCTCACCCTCGGCGGGCTCGTCATCTTCGGATACGTTAGTAACATCGATCCCGGAGTGAGGCTCCGGGAAAGCGAGATGATACGTGCAACCAGGCTCACGTGGGATGGCCTCAGTCGTGAGGGCTTCTAGAAGGGGGTGAAGGTTAGTGGGCAAGTACAAAGTGAGCCTAGACAGACCAGACGCCATGGACGATGTACTCTTTGAGGTGCCCCCTGTGGGCCTGCTAAAGAACAAGGGCCACGTTGTCGCAGAACTCGACGACGAGCAGGTGGAGTTCCTCAAGAATGCACACGGTGTGACCGTCATCGCAAGTAGTCAGTCCACGACAGAACTGAACACAAAGCTCCCGGGGTACGTCTATCCTGAACCTGTACAGGAGGAATACGAAGCACCGGTCGTTGTTACGGCCGAAGTGGCGGAGGGGGGTGAGACAAGTTGACCCTTGAGGTTGCTGGTCAAGGTGTAGTTGGTGTCGCCTTCGAGACGACCCAGAACACCTACCTCGCCCCAACCGACTTCATTCCTCTTCGGAGCGAGACCCTCGAGCTCATGGAGGACAAGTACTACCGACTGAACATCCGAGGGACGGCTGACCGTACAGGAGCCTTGCAGGGATACAAGCACGTCGAAGGCGACGTGGAGTTCGAGGTCACTGCGGATCAGCTTCTGCGATGGATGTACGCATCCCGTGTGTCAATCGTCAAGACGGGTGCAGGACCATACACGTACACCTTCGCTCCTGTTGGTGTTGCAAAAACGTCCACAGGCGCGGGTGCTACGGTTCGGAAGACACTGTCGGTCTCCTGTCAACGAAGTGGTGTTGTGTTCGGATACGTCGGATGCTCGGTCGTGCAGCAGCAGTTCACCGTGGACAGTGGCGTGCTCATCGGAACGTTCTCTGTTGTTGGTTCCGATGAGGCTGTGCAGTCTACGTTGACTCCGACTTGGCCTACGACGACTCCGTACGCACCCGGGAAGGTTATTCTCGAGTTCCCAGATGCGACACCACGCCCCGACGTTGACACCTTCAACATCACGATCAATGACAACGGGACCGCTGCTAACCGCTTGAACGGACAGCGTGGAGCTGCCTATATCACTTGGGGCGAGCGAGAAGTCACTGCATCATACGACATGGACTTTGATAACGCGACTGACTACAACGTCTACAAGAACCAGACCATCCAGGTCTTGGAGATCCTCGCAAGCAATAACGCATCGTCCGATGAAGTGTCGATCAAGCTGAACAACTGCGTTGTTGATACGTACCCTGTGTCGCTGTCTGGCTTCGGTGACATCCTCCGCGCGTCGATCAACATGCACAGCATCGCATTGGTGACGGACGCTTACACGATGGTCGTCAAGTCGGCAATCAGCATCACGTAATATTGGAAGGCATGCAGAAAGGAGAGGGGCATGCCGAAAGCAACTGCAAGTAGGCAGGGTCAGAAGTTCAACCTCAAAGAGCTTCCGGAGGGGTACGTTGTACTCCGGAAGCTCAACTATGGAGAGATGCTTGCTCGTCGGAACCTCGGGATGGGTGTCACAGCACCGTTCAAGAGAGACTCTGACTCGATTGATATGCAGCTCAATCTCTCCCAGGAAGAGGTTCGCATATACGAGTTCTCCCATATGATCCTCGAGCACAACCTTGAAGACGACGAAGGTCGCCAACTCAATCTGATGGACCGTAATGACATCAACAAGTTGGATCCAAAGATCGCCTTGGAGATCGAAAGCTACATCACTGAGCTGAACCTGCCGGATGATGAGACCCCTTTACCCGCCAAGTCTGGCTCGCCCTCGGACACGGAAAACGGATCGAGGACCCAGACGTAGCCACTATCATCGAAGTCACAGGAATGTGTCTAACGATGAACGTGTTGCCGGGTCCCGGAGGACTTTTCGATCAGGACCCGCTTTGGATCAGACGTCTGCAGATAGTTGCAGAGGCTCAGCAGATGGCCCAGAAGATGAGGATGGAGCGGGAAGAAAGTGCTGCTAGGGCAAAGAAGAAGGCAGCTGCTTATGCGACGTAAGGAGGCCTTGTAGCATGCCTATGGGCATGAGAGAGTGGCTTCTGGTCATCTCTGCACGTGATCAGGCCTCTCAGGCGATTCAGGGTGTCGGTACTGCGGTCGGAGCTGTAGGAACTCAGAGTCGCTTTGCCGGCTATCAGGTTTTCGCCCTCGGCCTTGCGTTGCAAAAAGCAGGCACCATGCTCACAAGGTTCGGCATGGCCATCTTCGATGCTGTCGGAGACACTGCTCGGCTGGGCATCGAGTTCGATAAGAGCATGAGCCTCGTGCAGACGCAGGCCCGGCTCGGTGAGACACAGCTGAGGAAGTTCCAAGAGGCTGCTAATGACGTGATGGGAGATGTTGCAGTCTCCTCAGGTGAGGTGGCTGAAGGTCTATTCGACATCTTCTCGAGCGTCGAAGTCAACTACAAAGACGCCATCGACATGGTGACACAGTTCTCAAAGGCAGCGACTGCAGGTGGTACAGACGTGCGTACTGTGACCCGAGGTGTCATTCAGATCATGAACGCCTTCGGTCTTGAGGCCGATGACACACGGAACATCCTTGACCTCCTGTTCAAACAGGTTCAGCAATCGACTGGTACGTTTGAAGAGTTGATCTCTGCCTGGGGTAACGTTGTCTCTGCTGCAAAGTCGATGGACCAGACCTTACAGACTACGGCTGGTGCCGTTGACTTCCTAACTAAGCGAGGCAGAACTCAGGCGCAGGCAACTATCTCTGTCTCGAGGGCGCTTGACCAGCTGTCACGCCACTACAAGGATGTTCAAGGAGTCCTTGGAGTCAACGTCTTTGACAAGGCAACTGGTAACTTCCGACAGCTCGGCGACATTATTACAGATATGGGTCTGGCAATGAAGGACATGACAACTAAGGAACAAGTTGCTGCATTCGAAGACATGTTCGGTGCAGGCTCAATTCAGGCGAACAGGTTCTTCAGACTAGCCGTTCCTCAATTCAAGGCACTGACTAAGAACATTGATGCCTTGACGCGGAAAGACCTCGTGGGCTACTTCAAGGGTGCCTGGGACATCATGCGCAAGACTCCTGCAGTTCAGATCGAGATCCTCCGGAACAAGTGGGACTCACTGCGTCGTGATCTCCGAAACCTCTTCCTTCCTGTACTCCTTGATCTGGTCAAGATCGGAAAGAGAGTACTGGACTGGATCGATGGATGGGACCAGGGCACCAAGGAACTGGTAGCTAAGATTCTCCTTGCTGTAGGCGCACTCGCCGTGTTCTTCGGAGCGATTGCCAAGATCGGTGGAGGCATACTTCTGTTCGCCTCGCTGCTCAAGTTCGCAGGCATCGGCGTGCTTAGCTTCATCAAGATCCTCGGCGGCCTCGGTCTTGCTGGTGGTCTCATAGCAGCCGCGCTCATTGGTGCAGCCGTTCTGATCATCGCAAACTGGGACGAGCTCAGCGCCTGGTGGAAGCGTAACTGGGAGACAATCAAACATGTTGCGCTTCTTGCAATTGCAGCACTCACTGTTGCCCTCGTGACTCTCGGTAGGACGCTTGCTGTCAACGTTGGTGCTCGCCTTCTCAACCTTGTTGTCGGTTTCCAGACAGTAGGAACTGCAGCTCTCACCTTCAAGGGTGTTATGTCTGGTCTGGGGACGGTACTCAGGAGGCTCGGTTGGGTGGCGCTCGCGCTTGGCATACTCGAAGTCGCGAACGCCTTCCGTGAGGGACGGGATAAGGGCGAGGCGTTCTTCCAGATGATGAAGACTGGAAGTGAGCAAGCGATAACCAAAGCGACAGAGCGATTCAATACGCTCAACAACCGACTTCAAGAGCTCTCCTTCTGGGACCGCCTCAAGTTTTGGGAGTTCCCCGAGTACGCTCGGTGGAAGGGCGAGATGCAGGGTATCGACGATTCCTTCGACCGACTCGGAAGGCAGCAGGAACGACAGCGACAGAACCTGTTTGACTGGGCTGACGGGATAGCTGAAGGAGATGACAAACTACGAACATTTGGTCTGACTTTGAAATGGAACACTGACCTCAATAGGAAGCAGATAGAGGTGCTAATGCGGGAGGCTAGGGGGGTCGAGATTCTCCGAGGTAGAGTAAGCGCACTGACCCTGAAGCAGGTTCTGAACCTAGCAGCCGTGGGTGATCTAAATGGTGCTATAAAGATCCTGAATAGACTACAAGGTGATCATCTTGGCGTACTCAGGAATCTGGCAACACCTGAAGAAGCAGCAGCAGAAAGAGCAGCAGACATGGCGAACAAGGTTCGAGCTCATGTTCTGGCTCAGAAAGCTCTGAACCGCTCTCTCAATGAAACTCTCGGACCTCTCAAGAACCTAATATCGCCTGCGAATGCATATGCAGAGCAGGCATCTCTTATGGCCCAAAAGCTAGCAGCCGCTGCAGGAGCTCAGCGAGCCTTCAATGATGCAGTCAACAGCGCTCCCATAGGTGGAGGTACGCGTAGAGGCATAGGCGGCGTCCCGCGTAGAGGCGGTGGCAACACAGGTAGTAGCAGCACAGATGGAGGTCAACAAGGAACGAACATCACCGTCAACGTTTCTCCTCAAAAGGCGAACCTGAACGCTAAGGATCTGACGCGAGAGGTAGATTGGGCTATAAGGTCGGCACAATGGATGTGAGATGCCACTAAACCCTTGGGAGCTTTCGTATAACGGTCTCGTCTTCGGGGCTAACCTTCAGATTGGTGTGCTCTCGATTGAGGGGTTGGAGCCTCCTGACTCGAAAGCAGACATTCGTCCGAAGGTTGCTCAAGACGGATCCTTCACGTTCGCATTATTCTATGAAGAACGCCATGTCATCATCAATGGTGACGTCATTCCAACTAGCGGAAGTCCGAACGATCTAGAGGCGCTCATCAACTCCTGGCGGGCAGCGTTCGATAATCAGAGTACCGACTTAGACTTGGACTACCGATTGGGAACTGGTTCCGATCGGCGGATCAAGTGTAAGCCGATTCGTCGGACCATCAACGTGGATCGGGATTATAACATCGGCGCGGCCCTGTGGGTGGTTGAGCTAGTCGCAGGCGACCCTGCCATCTACAACACCTCCAATACGAAGCTGTTCGACGGGTGATGTAAGGGACTACTATGGCTCTTGACCAACCTCACTTTCGGGTACGTTCAGACGACACTCAAGGTCTGAACGTTGATGCTGGATGGGCAGGAGCACTTGATGCTAATGTAACTATCGACGCTGAGAAGCTCTTCAGAATTCGGTTTGAAGTTGCATCGACGATAAGTGAAGGCTCGAAGACGTTCAAGCTTCAGTACCGCCGGAATGGGGGGACCTGGACCGACGTGCCGGTCAATACGGGCGTACCGCCTGCATCGATCGATACGACCGAGATCTACCTGTCGGCGCAGTTCGCGAACGACGATGCCACGACCAACTTGCTCGTTGGATCTGGATTGGCGTTCACCGCGGGAGTCGGGCTTGAGGACAACTTGACACCAGCAGTCACAATCAATAACAACCATACTGAGTACGAGTGGACGCTCCGCATCCGAGTGATGCATAACAATGGTACGACACGTGGCCGCAATGCGGATGGTGACACGTTCGAGTATCGGATCGTCGAATCAGGCGGAACTGTGTTCGCAGGGACGTACGTGATTCCACTCATCACGCTGAATGTGCCCGATGGGCTCATCGGCGGGTCTATGGTCGAGACCCCGAAACGCCTGGGACCATTCAAGGACACGAACGGCAACCTGTATTACATCGGGGAGTATGGCACGGTGGGTGTCGCAGATGAGATGGCGATGCTCAAGTCTACAGACGGAGGCAAGCAGTGGGCCATCATGGACACTGCTAACGCACCGCTCGACGACGACTTCGAGGGCTGTGACATTGACCAGGTCGGGAACACGCTGCACATCGCTACTTTCACCGGGAGCGGCCGCGTTAGGTACGACACGTTCAGAACGTCCGACCACGGGTCACCAGATACCTGGGGCATCGTGTCCCAGGTGGTCCACACGGCGTCGGTGAACCCGACTGACCAGGACGTCTCGCTCGGCGTTCGCTCGGACGGATCGATCGTCTGCACGTACTCGACCGATCCGTCGGGCGGCTTCACCCGACAAGGGTACCGCGTGCGCGACACCGGCGGTACGTGGTCCGCTGAGACCATCCTCGACACGACCGCGTCCGTGTACTGGTCGTCGGCCATCGTGGTGATAGGCGCAAGCGACCTCGCGTACATCATCTACCACGACGACACGAACGACCTGCTCTACTACAAAACGCTTACGATGGGTGGCTCGCTCTCTGGTAGGACGCAATTCAATGCGACCGGAACGGCTCCTTCGGAGAAGGCGGTCCCGCAGGCGTACTACTTCGACGACGGTGGCACTGAAGTCATCGTCGCGTTCTACCGACGCAGCAACCTCATGTGGGAGCGTCGGATCATCGGCGGTACGCTTCAGGCCGAGCGCCAGATCTCAGGTGTCAGTATTCCGAACAACCGAGCGGGGTCGGGCGCTCCGACCGCGACCATCGCTGTCTGGGATGTTGACATCCATGCCGCCTACTGCGACCTCACAAACCTCGACCTCCACTACGACAAGAGCATGGATGGCGCAGCGTACGGAGTCGACGTGCAGGTGTATGACGCAGTGTCGATCGATACGATTACTAGCAATGTGTTCCAGCACTCGGCTGCTCATGGCGGTGCGCTCGTCATGGCCGTCTTCATCAACGATGGTGGCGGCGGTGAAGGCACCGGCCAGATCAAGTATTTCGAGTGGGCGGTCGCAGGAGTCGTACCAGCACCGCCAGGGCAAACGGCGTTCTTTGGTCATACAGTGAACCCCTCAGACAATGGTTCCTTGAGCGCGGAAACTGTTACCCTGACTCCTCCTGCATCGATGCTCGTCGGTGATCTCGTTATGATGATGGGTCTCTTTCGAGAAGCAACTGGCCTTGTTAGTTGGGCAATTGAAAATGGAGGCGGTCAGGACTGGGACGTCATCGGAGCCCAGGTTATAGGCTCCGGGTGCACACTGCAACGCTGGGCATGTATCTTTGACGGGACATGGCGTGGCCAGTGGCTCACAGCAAATCAGGCTAGCCTTGAGACTGACACGACTGGTTGGATTGCACAGTTCAACTCTACCATTGCGAGAGTCGCAGATGGCCTCGCTGTGAACGGAGCGAACGTGCTTCGTCTGACCTGTACTGACGGCGGACTTGGCGAGATGGATGCAGCAACGCTTGAGGGGTTATCGGGCGTCCGAGTCAAGGAAGGTCGTACATACACTGGAATCATCCACTTTCGTACTGCGGTGACAGGTCGCACCTGTGCTGCTGCAATTGCGTGGTACGATGCCGACGGAATCTTTATGTCCCTAGATACCGGTAGTGAAATTACCGATGTGTCAGGCAGCTACACAAAGGCCTTCATTACAGCTCTAGCACCTGCTCAGGCAGAATACGCCTCTGTGAGGGCTGTCGTAACCTTACCGGCTACTAGCGAACAGCACTTCATCGACGCAATCAGTTTTGCCCCCGGTAGTTCTCAGACGTTCTTCATGCCTTCATCGTCAGATCTTATTCTTGATTCAAACCGAGGCTCAGCAGACACTATCATCGGTGCTATGTTTGTTTTCCGTCCCTCGATTCAGTCAATAGGGTGGGCAGCTGAAAGTGAGACCTTCACCTTCATCGATGATGATGCAAATGGTGACTGTCTCTTCCCCGCTCAGACCACTCGAAGATACCAGACTATTGCCCTTACAGAATGGCACCGAGACTTTCTGCATACGTTTGTCCTTCAATCTTCGGGGTGGCTGAATCCTGCTTCTGCGGCACAGTGGCGAAATATAGCAGGAAGCGATCTAGTACTGTCAGTCGCATACAAGATTTTCGACGTCGTCACTGGTATCGGAACTACAGGCAACATCATCAACCGTGCGAGCCCGACCGGAGCTTTCGTAGGTGCTGCCTACATGTCTTTCTACGAGGTCAAACCTCCTACCACTCACGTAGTGAGGGCGACAGCGGTCCATAGAGCATCGAGGTGGTAGGATGCCACGTCCAGGTAGGGCCATACGGAAGCGAGCATTCTACTACCATCCCCAGCTGACTCAAGTCACTGTTGTCATACTGGGTATGGCAACGGAAACGAATACGGCTTTTTCTACTCAACCTGGCCACACCGTCGTCTTGGGTCTAGCGACCGAGACGAACGAAGCGCTGCAGCTCGCCGGACTCAAACTTGTAGTCGAGACAGACACGGCATTTCCGATCGTCCCAATGCGAACGAAGGCAATTGGACTAGTAACCGAAACGGACACAGCCTTCTCTGTGGCCAAGACGAAACTGTTCATTGTATCTACGGCCACAGAGATCGACAGTGCCTTCGTTATCACACCCTTCAAGACGGTCATCCCTACGCCTCCTGCAGGTGTACACCTCTACGAACTGGAACTCAGCGACTTGAATGGGAACGTTGTCATTAGCAGTCTCCCGTTCGATGATCTTCGCTACGGGTTCACACTCGACGGTCTCCCCTGGGCCGAGTTCAGTATTGACATGTGGAGACCAGAAGCGACGGTCAACAATCTTGCGGAAGGTCAGCGCGAAGTCAGAATCAGACGTGATGACACCCTTGTCTGGGGTGGTTACCTATGGACCACCGAGGTAAGCACGGACACGCTAATGGTTCGATGCCAGTGTGAAGGCTGGTTCAGCATGTTCTACCATCGACTGATCGACCAGGACAAAATCTTCGAAGACGTAGAGCAGTTCGACATTGCCTGGCAGCTCCTCAACTACACACAGGGTCTGACTGATGGTAACCTTGGAGTTACTCGCGGACCAGAAGCCAACTCAGGACAGGTGAAGACGAAGAAGTATCGGTACTGGGAACGCCAGAACGTCGGTGAAACTATCAACGAGCTGTCTGAGATGCACGATGGCTTTGACTACGACATCGCCCCAAACAAAGTGTTCCACATGTACTACCCACAACGAGGTGCCCTCTTAGGCTTCAACTTCGAGATGGATGTGAATGCCAACAATGTATACGTACTTCGCGATGCAAAAGAACTTGCTACCGAAGTTCACGGCATTGGTGGTGGTACCGAAAAGTCAACCTGTATCGCGGTTGTCGTTGACACCGGTGCACGAGCGACCTATAAGCTTCGGCAGACGGCAGAAGACTTTGGAGACACTAAACACTTCAACACCATGGTAAAGAAGGCCACAAGGCAACTGAACAATCACAAAGCGCCTACTAGGCAGCCTCAGATCGGTGTCGTTCTAACACCACCTGATCTGCTCGACTTCAACATCGGAGACAGTGCAACGCTCATTGCGAGTGCTGGGTTCCTTCAGATAAACGCGGTCCATCGGATCATTGCTATGGAGGTCTT